TTTATTTAAAATAGAAAAAATTCCTAGTAAATATAACATAGGTACATCTGGTGTTATGATTACTAAACTAAAAAAATATTCAGTAGGTGGACAAGTTGCAAGATTAGGTTTATCAAATGGAGATATAATAGATACATCTGAGTTAATTGGTGAAGAACCAGTAGATACAGTTAATGACCAAGTAACTACTATGATGGAAGAAGAAAAAGTTATTGTACCTGAAAAGAAACCTATAAAGACAGAAGAGAATAGTTTACCAACTATAGAATTAAATAATACAATTCCTGAAGAAGTAATAACTAGAATTAAAATAAATGAAAATGATAAATTATTTTATAAAGATAAAAATTTAATTCATGATTCACATGAAGGAGGAAATCAAACAATAGGATATGGTCATAAACTAACAGACAAAGAAGTAAAAAAAGGAGAGGTTTATGGTTATAAATTATCTACCCTAACTAAAGAACAAGCTGAAGATATATTTAATAGAGATTTAGAAATAGCTAGAGCAGATGTTGATAAATTAATTGATAAAGATACTACTGACCCTGTGGCATATGGTGTATTAGTAGAAATGGCACATCAAATTGGTGGTACCAACTTACCTACATTTAAAAAAATGCTTGAAGCTGTTAATAGAAAAGATTATAAAGAAGCATCTAATCAAATGTTATGGAATTACAAAGATGGTAAAAAGACAAAAACAAAATGGCATAGTCAAACAAAAGAAAGAGCTAATAAATTGGCTAATTTAATGGCTAATATCTTTGTTGACAACTAACGAATTTCTTACTATACTATAGTATGAAAGAGTAATGCCCATTAGGGATTACTAAACTTAAATCGCTTAACGAAAGGATTAATATGACACAATACGATTTAATAAACTTTGACCCATTTAAAAACTTCTCTATCGGATTTGATAGAATGTTTGATTCATTAAATGAGGTCTCAAGAATAAACACTTCTAACTTTCCACCATACAACATAAGAAAAGTAGGTGAAGGAAAGCATCAGATAGAAATGGCATTAGCTGGTTTCACTAAGTTTGATATAGAATGTGAGTTACAAGATGGTGTGCTTACTATCAAAGCTAAGAAAGAAGATAAAGATAAAGATAGTTTAATACATCAAGGTATCGCATCAAGAAGTGTTGTTAGAAAATTTACTTTATCAGAATATGTTAAAGTAGATTCGGCTGATTTCAAAGATGGTATTCTTAATATAAAATTATATCAAGACTCACCTGAAGAGAAAAAAGCTAAAACAATAAAAATAAAATAACATTAACGAGCTAGGGAGTTTAATAGCTCCCTAGTTACAAAGGAGAATAAATGCCATTTGAAATGATAACAATGCTAGGGTCTACTGTACTCGGTGGAGTAATGAGTATATGGTCTCAAAGTATTAAGGCAAAACAAGCAGAACAAAAAATGTTATTGGCTAGAGCTGATGTACAGCAAAAAGGATTTAAAGAAGCTAGAGAATATGGTAATGAAGGATTTCAATGGACTAGAAGAATTATAGCATTAACTGCTGTTTTTGCAATAGTATTATTACCAAAGCTAATGCCAATATTACAACCAGATGTAAGTGTAATTGTAGGATATTTAGAATTTAAACCTGCATTTTTTTTCTTACCTGAAAAAGAAATAATGAAATGGGTAACACTATCTTCAAATAGTTTAGTTATTACACCATTAGATACCAACTTAGTATCAGCTATTATTGGTTTATATTTTGGTGGTTCATTAGTTAAAAAATAATGAAACATTTTGTTTTATTTATTTATCATTGGTCTAGCAAATTAAATGTTTGGTCATGGCAAAAGCTATGGGGAAGCAGAGATAAAGGATTAGGTTATAAAAAATGATAATGATAGCCATATTAGGATTATTAATAGGAATACTATTATAATAGATAAAATTATTTGAAGCTTTAGAAGATAATCAACCAAGAACAGGATATAATTATAACTAATTTATGAGGTACAATTATGAATTATTATTTTACAAGTGTATTAATAATTGCTATGTGCATCTTAGCTTATTGTGGAGGTCCAGGAATTAGATGAAGAATAATAGAATTGATGTGTCAGATAAGACAGCAATTTCTATGCCTATGAAAAACCTTCTTGGAATTATCTCGGCAGTTGGGATTGGGGTGTATGCATTTTTTGGTATACAGGAAACCCTTAATAAGCATAGCACGACTTTAGAGTTAATGGAAAAAGATTTAATTGAAAATACAGAATTCAGAATCAAATACCCTAGGGGTGAATTAGGTCAGTCAAGTGGGGAAGCAGAACTTTTCATGTTGGTGGAGCATATGTCAGGTTTATTAGAAGATTTAGAAAAAGAACTTAAGGGTATGAGAAATAATGCTGTTAACATAGATTTTTTAAAAGAAAGAACTAAAAAATTAAGTGAAGATGTAGAGAAATTAATTCGTAATGGAAAGGGAACGCACTAATGATAGAGATTGTTTTCGCTTTACTACTTATTGTAGATAACCAAATTATAGAACACAGAATTCAAGACAGCTTAAGCCAATGTCTTAAATCAAAAAGATATGCTATGAAGGATAAGAGTACTACAGATAGAGTTGTCTATCAATGTCTGAAGTCTAAGGCAAACATTGAGATATATATGGGAGAAAAGAAGATTACTTCTTTAATATTAGACTGATGAAGATAGATAAATGTACAGATTGTAGTTGCAATTGTCATTGCAATGTTAAAGGTCACTCTGATTTATATGGAGTCTGTCCTTGTGAAGATTGTAAATGTAATAAAAAAGAAATAGTCGTTGATGATTCAGACGAATGTTTAAGCTGTCAATAACATGAAGATATTTTTATTTATAATTTTATGTTCAGGAGTAGCAGGTAAATGCCTTGACCCTTACAAGTCAAATACTATTTCTGATAATTTTTATGATTGTATGATTTCTGGTTATGAAGAATCATTATCTAGAATGGAAGTCTTAGGACCAGAAGCTATTAACGAACATAAAATGTTTTTTAAATTTTTTTGTACTCCTGAAAAGGAAGAAAAAAAATTAGGCACCTAAGAATGAAACACATCTCTTGCAATCTTTTCTAAATCATCAGACAACTCAGAAAAATTAGCTTTACATTCTCTTAACATAGCAATAATAACACCAGCATTTTCTTTTTTAAAATGTAATGGTATCTTATCATTAGGATAATTTTTTATTTCGGTAATGAATTGTCCTTGATTATTTATAATCAATTTAAAACCCATGAGTTCAGCTTCTTTTCTTTTAACTCTAGGTTTAGCTTTACTGCTTTTTGGATTGGGTCTCATGCTTTTTCCTTAAGAGGTCTAAAAGAAAATCATCATCAGATTTTCCTTTCTTTAATTTAGTTAAAGGTTTATCACCTTCCTTATAAATTTCAACACTCTGTATTCTTGCAGGATTAGTCATGAAGGTAGGTAGTGTCATATTATTATATGACTTTACCATAAAGAACCCATCATCAGCTATACCAAAGGTTAGAATATTTTGTATATCAATATCATCTGTACCTACTAAACATAAACGCATATTATATTTATGTGATGTAGGTTTTTTAGGTTTACCATCTAGCCCTATTACATTATTCATAAGTTATATATCTGTTCTTACAATATGTTTTCTTAATGCTCTAATTAATTCTTCTATCTTATCTATTATAGCAATTAAAGATTTATCTTTTATAAAAGATTGTTCCTCTTTTAATTTATCATATTCTTTAATAGAGATTTGAACCATTGGACTAGGTGCTTCAGTTTCATTTTCGTAAGTTAAATCTTCTTGGTTACTCATCAGCTATCATTTCGTTATAATTTTTACTAATAAAAGATTCACCAACAGGTTCTTCTTTATGTATAGGTTGACCTTGATAACCTATCTCTCCACTTTGATAATCATCATCAACTAAAGTATCTATAGTTTCAGTATAGATTTCATTTAGTTTTTCATTGTTTCTTTTTATTTTCTTTTTTAAATGTTCTTTTAAATTTTCTATCTTAACAAATAACATCTTATCTATTTGTTCATGTATACCATACATATTTAAATCATTTAATGCAGCAATAAGTCTGCGAAAACCTCTTGCCCTTTTTTCTAGTTGTCTTATTTGTGCTTCTGATAAACTCATGAGTAATCCCTTTCAAGTATCATTTCAAGATAGTGAATAGCTTTTTCAATATCTTTTTGTTTTCCTTTTACTTTGTGTCTACATATATATTTTATTGCATTGCCCTCTGCAAATAATAACTTATTTTCATTTATAAATTCAGCAGGTTGAATTTTCATTTTAGCATAATGATTTCCATCTACCTGTTTATCTAATGAATCATAAGTAATACCTTTGAACATATCTTTATTTGGCATTATAGTGGTCCTTGTTCTATCATCTTCTGTCTTTTTAATTGTTTCTCTGTTGGTTGTAACATAGCATTTAAATCATCCATTGTCAACTGTGAGTTGCGTTTTAATTTCTTTACAACCCATTTATAAGACCAAGGTTGAAGTCTAAAGGTATCACCTTGATAGTAATGAGTTTGGTTAGGTAGTAATGTTAATATATTTTTTGTATTAACCTTTGCTTGTTCTTCTTTATTTAACAAAGTCTTTAACCATTCAACTAAAATACCTTTAGCTTTTCTTCTTATAGATTTCATTTGTTTAGTGTTCATTTTGTATTCTTCTAATCGTTTTTTCTAAATCATTAATTTGTAATGCTAATCTTTTATTATCTTTTTTAACTTCTTTTAATTCTCTTTGATGCTTGTCATTAGTTTGTTTAATAAATTCTTCAAACCTATTTAAATTATTTTTCTTTTTTACTTCTGCGTTACAATAGAAACATTTCATTTTTTTAATTTAATTAATTTAAAATTCTTTTCTCTATCAAAATATCTATAAGACATTCTTACTGGTTGAAACTTATAAACATAATCAAAGACAATCTTCTCATCTAATTCTTTACAACTATAAACATCCAACTGTACTAACGCAGGACTCATTTCATCCCATGAGTGTAAAGTTATATGGGATGTTTCTATTATAGTAACGCAAGTTAATCCTCTATTACCTATAGACTCACAATACTTTGCATATGGTCCACCTAATATTTTCATATCAATATCTTTAATTAAATT